TCACGGCCCCTTCGAGCGCCGCAAGTACACCGCCGGACACGGCTTCTGCACCCGCTGCGGCATCTGGATGATGAACGTGCTGCCGCCGATCCCAGAGCCGGAGAAGACGGTCCCGTCCCTGCTGGAGCGGGCGCTGACGGGGGACCCGGAGATCGTCCTCGGCATCATCGCGGACGCGGAGAACCTGCCGGAAGGACCGGATCAGTGAGCTTCCTCGGAAAGCCCGTCCGGGGCCTGCTGCCGGAGGTCGTCTCCGCAATCATGCGGGCTCCGGACGACGCTCCGGAAGCCATGTACCCGGCCCGGATCGGCGTCAACTGCGACGAGTGCTGGGCCGTGGTCTCCGACGACTACATCGTCAATGACGCAATGACCAAATCAGAACGTCACGAAGCCGCGCGGACCCACCTGAGGACTCAGGGGTGGTCCTGCACCCCTGAGCTGGATCTGTGCCCGACGTGCGTCACGACGTACAACCAGGAGGGACTGTGATGGGGGTCTGGAAGCGGTTCACGGCGTGGCTGGAGAGGCGCCAGGCGGAACGGGAAGCGCTGCGCTACCGGCGGATGATGGTCCTGCTCACGGTCTCCCCGGGCACGCTGGAGGACATCAAGGCGCGGCTGGCCGAGGACGAGTGGACCGAGCGGCGGGGAGCGAAGTGAGCCCGTACTGGAGCTATCTCCTGACCGCTGTGGGCATTCTGGGGCTGTGGCTGGCCGGTAAGAAGAGTTCGGGTGGCTGGGCCATCGGGCTCGGCGCCCAGACCCTGTGGATCGCGTACGCGGTCGCTACCGAGCAGTGGGGGTTCATCGTCTCCGCCTTCGCCTACGGCTTTGTGTACGCCAAGAACTTCCGTGCCTGGCGCCGGGACGAACTGATCAAGGAGCAGACGACATGCCCGAGTTCGTGACCAAGGACAGTGGGGTACGGGAGGCCTACGTGACCGGGATGGTCCGGGACACGCAGGAGGGAAAGCCTCGGTTTGATCTTCTGTGGGCCGAGGAAGTTCCGTACGACGCGCAGTTCCTGACCCGTGTCGCAGCTCTTGCCCAGCGGGGCGCCGACAAGTACGGCGAGCGGAACCACGAGAAGAGCCGGACGCCGGAGGAACTGACCCGGTTCAAGGCGTCTGCCCTTCGGCATCTGATGCAGTGGATCGCGGGGGAGACGGACGAAGACCACATGGCGGCCGTGGCCATGAATCTGTTCATGGCCGAGTCCTGTCGCTGGAAGATGGAAAACCGGTGACCTACGAGCTTGGTACTGAGGAGTACCGACGTCGGTACTACCAGGACAACAAGGAAAAAATTCTTGCGCGGTCCCGGGCACGGTATGCAGCCAAGCGGGAGGAGATCCGTAAACAGGCCAAGGAGCGGTACGCCTCAGAGGATTCGTACCCGCTGGTCATGTTGGATCGCGCCCGTCAGCGGGCGCGTCGGAAAGGGATCCCGTTTTCCATCACAGTGGAGGACATCGTGATTCCCGACGTGTGCCCGGTGCTCGGTATCCCCCTGGTGCGCAACCTCGGTGGCAAGATGGCTGCCCCCAACAGCCCCAGTATTGACCGGATTGATCCTGAAATGGGTTATGTGCCCGGGAACATCCAGGTCATCAGTTTCCGGGCCAACCACATCAAAACCAGTGCTAGCTGGGACGAGCTAGTGAAGGTGGCCCGCTGGGTACTGGAGACAGACGCTACCCGGCAGTAAGCCTTCCAGGCCTTGTCAGTGGTGGCCTGTAGTGTGACTATTTCTCCTGCAACAAAGACTGTTGGGTAGGCTGGGAGCCCCGGTTGACACACCAAACACGATGTGTCTACCTTAGTACCCAGCACCAAGCGATCCGGCGCCAATCCGGAAGTGACACGTCAACCCGTACAACGAAAGAGATTCGCGTGCCTCGCAATCTACAGCCTGCATCTGCTGGGACGGCCGTCCCCGGCACCCCGGGAGCAGTGACGCCACTGACCGTGGCCCCCGACCTCGGCCCCTTCGACCCCATGGAGGCCCTGGGCCTCGTGGCACTCGATGAGGCCGACGAGTTCACCAACGCCCTCCTCTTCGGAGACGCCGGAACCGGCAAGACGTCCTGCATGGCCTTCCTCGCCAACCTCCCCGGCGACGGCCTCACCGTCATCATCAACGCCGAGGGCGGCCTCAAGAAGCAGGCCCTCAAAACGCTCGGTGTCGACACGAGCAAGGTCGTCATCTGGCCCGACCGCAGCAAGGGCGAAGAGATCAGCTACGACTCCCTCGAAACCCTGCTGTACCGCCTGCGCAACGCCCTGCAACGGCAGCCCGGATCCATCAAGGGCGTCGGCTTCGACTCCGCCACGGACCTGATCGCCGGTCTCCTCCAGGACATCACGTTCTACGCCTACGAGAAGGACCAGAGCCTTCCACAGGTCCTCAAGGACAAGCGCGCGGCGGACGGCAAGAAGCTCCGCGAGTCCCCCCACGAGACCCAGCTCCAGGACTACGGCCTGCTCACCAACCAGGCCCGGACGCTCTTCCGTGGGTTCCGTGACCTCGGCTGCCACTTCGTCATCACCGCCCTGGAGAAGGACGACGCGGTCAGCGACACCGGGACCAAGGCGATCGGCCCGGAACTGCCGAACAAGATCTCCAACTCCCTGCGCAGCTACGTCGACCTGGTTCTGCGGCTCACCGCCGAAACCCTCAAGATCGGTGCCACGGAGCAGGCCACGCTGGTCACGGCCGAGACAAAGGCCTCCCTGACCCGGCAGTGCAAGGACCGTGAGGGCGTCCTCCCCTTCAAGCTGGTGAACCCCACGTTCGACCGCATTCACCAGTACGTGAAGGGCGATCTCACGGAGGCCACCGACCCGGAGATCTCGCGCTACACGGAGATCCGTGCCACGGCCGACAAGGTCCGCGCAGCCCGCAAGCAGCGCCCCGCAGCCTGATCCCAGAACCACCGCACACCTAGACACGCGAGGATACAGAACCATGCCGAAGCTCAACCAGCAGCAGGTCGACGCCGCCGAAGCCAAGGGATACGCCAACGAGCCGAAGGCGCTCATGCCGCTCCCGACCGACCAGGGCCAGGGATACGTCTACAAGCTGATCTCCTGCTCCTCCGGCCCGGCCAAGAACAACCCGACCAAGATCCAGTGGACGTGGGAACTCCAGCTCGACGCCCGTTACCACCCCCAGTTCGTCGGCAACGGCTACCTGGAGAAGATCTGGCACTACACCGACGTGTCCCAGGAGTGGGCCATCGCCAAGGTGCTGCACGCGTTCGGCTACACCCCGGGCACGGACACCGACGAGCTGATCAACGACGAAGCCGTCGTCGTGATCCACCCGACGCAGGACTCGTACGGCACCCCGCCGAAGATCACGATGAAGGCCCGCCGGTTCGCCACGCACTACGCGGAGGACTACCCGGAGGCGGACCCGCAGGACTCCGAGCCCCCGTTCGGTGGCGACGACGACCCGTACGCGCCTGCGGCGGCCGGTGCCGCTGCCCCCACGGAGGACCCGTGGGCAACGGACCCCCAGCCCGCCATGGCCGCCGCTGTCGCCGCCCCGTCCGCCGCTGCACCGGTCGCGCCCGTCGCGGTTCCCCCGCAGGCCCACCCGGACGAGAACGACACGTTCTGAGCCACCCGGTGTGACCGGCTAGTTCGGCCCCCGTGGATGATCACGGGGGCCGAACTGTTGTACCAGGTGAGAGGCCTCGATGTGCTAGGCTGTCACTATCAAATAGTGACCCTTAGCCGAGAGCAGGCCGCCATGTCAGACACTACCGAGACACACCCCACCCGGGCGCGCGGCGCATCGCCCTCCAAGGCCGTCCGCAGCCCCGAAGAAGCCATGCGTCTGGCCCGCAAAACCCCCGGGCTCAAGATCCTCGCCTCGCAGGACCACCAGAAGTACGGCGCCCGCGTCAAGGCCAACGAGATCCGCACCGGCCGCCGGGGTCCGTGGAGGCAGTACCACGGCGAGGTCTGCGCCTCCGCCCTCAAGCAGGGCGACGGCACTTACAACGTCTACGTGTACGTCAACCCGGACGGCACCTCGGACGTCGCCCAGTAACCGGAGCCCGGCATGGCACCCGATCACCCACCGAACAACCTCAACTCTCAATAGGGGCCCACCACTTGGAGGGCCCCTATTGCGCTATCGGGAGACCTCCATGCTGCCCGCCACGTTCGCCCCTGCCCCGACGATCCACCGCGTCCAGATCCTCCCCTCGCAGCTCCCCGACAACCTGTACACCCCGGTCGCCTTCGACTTCGAGACGAGTGCCCTGTACACCGACGAAGGCGGTATCGCCACCGCATCCGTCGCCTGGTTCGAAAACAACATCCAGGACGAAGACCACATCCGCACCGCCGCGTTCCCCTTCGCCCAAGGAGAAGAGGGCAAGCCGGACTGGGGAGGCCAGGAAGTCCTGTGGGGCTCCGCCGAGGACATCAACCTCCCACTGGAAGAGTGGCAGGCGCTCACCGCCTGGCTGGCCAAGCACCAGCTCATCGCCCACAACGCCCAGTTCGACCTGATCATGCTGACCGGCGGCGTCATGAACTACCGGTGGGGCGACGGACACGGCATCGACCTCTGCGACCGGCTGCACTGGGACACGATGCTCGCCAACTACGTACTGTGGCCCCGGGAGATGCTGGGCCTGAAAGAGACCGCAGAGCGCCTGTGGCCAGGGGAGGGCCAGAAGGACTCGCAGGACCGTCTCAAGCAGCACCTGAAGAACCAGAAGAAGAAGCGGGGCAACAAGGGCGGCGTCCGCTACGACCTCGCCAACTGGGAAGTCATGGAGCAGTACGCCGATGACGACGCCTACAAGGCGCTCCGGCTGTACCTGGCGCAGCGGAAAGCATTCGGCGCCCCCGACCACCCGCAGTACCACCACTTCAAAACGGTCCTGCTGCCCGTCCTGCGGCTCCTGGTACAGCAGGAGGTACGCGGTATGCCCTACGCCGTGGAAATCTCCAGGACGGCCGCACAGCGCGTCGAGAAGGCCCGGGAGGAACTGGGCAAGCGGCTGCCGTTCGAACCGACCGGAGACCACGCCAAGGACTACTTCTACGGCAGCCCGGACAAGGTCAACCTGCGCGGCACCCGCTCCCTCGGCCTCATCCCCGCCTACCGCAGCGAGAAGACGAACGAGCCCTCCCTGAACTCCGAGGCCCTGCGCGAACTGACCGAGCAGAACGTGCCCTGGGCCCGGGAATGGCAGATCTACACCCTCCTCACCCGCGCCCAGTCGATGTACTACGACGGCTGGGCCGACAAGAGCGGCAAGGACAACCGCATCCGCGCCCGCATCCGCCAGGTCGGCACCGTTTCGACCCGTTTTAGTATCGAACGGGCTAATTTGCAAGCAATGCCCCACGACGGAAAGCTGGAAGGGCTCGCCTTCGTAGGACTGGACGGCCTCCCCACCCCTCGCCAGTTGATTGCCCGCCAGGTGGCCGACACGATGCCCGGCTGGGTCCTCATGGAGTACGACCTGTCCCAGGCGGAACTGCGGCTCGGCGCACTGCTGTCCAAGTGCAAGAAGATGCTGGCCGCCTACTTCGATGACGTCGACCTGCACACGTTCACCGCCGAACAGCTCGGCGCACCCCGCCAGGTCGGCAAGGTTGCGAACCTGTCCCTGGAGTACGGCGCCGGACCGACCACGCTCGGGAACATGATGGTCAAAATGACCGGCGGCAAGGTCAAGATGAAGCCGTGGGAGCTGAAAGAGGTCCACACCGGCTTCCACCGCGCCTACCCGGAGCTGAACCAGGCCATCGAGAAGTGGGACCGCTTCGCCCGGCAGAACAAGTACGTGCCGCTGATCGGCGGACAGAACCGGTACATCCGCTTCGGGGAGGACACGCGGCTGGGCTGGAATCAAAGGGTCCAGGGCAGTTTGGGTCAATATATGTTGCATTGGCTGCTGGAGATTGACGGCATCTGCCATCGTCTCGGAATCCATAAGCGGGCCCTCGCCGAAGGTCTGGGGGGCGCGGGCTTGATCATGGAGGTCCACGACTCCGGTATCGCACTGATCCCTCGTGATCTCCAGGAAGAGTTCTCCCACCTGGTCAAGAAGGCCGGGGTGGATCTGTGGCACGACTACTTCGGCTACATCGACAACGGGTTCAACGGCAAGGGCGTACCAATGAAGATCGACGGCAAGCAGTTCGCGAAATGATCACGAGAGGACAAGGACAGTGAGCCCCAAGTTAGACGGCGAAGACAGCCCCAAGATCGGGCGGCCGACCAAGGAAATGCAGGTTGCCCGGCAGCAACTCGGGCGGCTGAGGCGCCAGATCCTGGACGAGAAGGCCTTCGGCGGCGGGTTCGACGTCCCCGACGACATCACCCCTACGGAGGCCGCCGTGGAGGCCTTCCGCCGGTCTCTGGCCATGGTCCGGTGGATCGAGTCCCAGATGGCGCAGTGGGCCCCGAGCCTGCTGCCTTTGACGGACTCGCATTTTGACGACAAGGGCTCCTTGCAGGCCATGCCCACGCACGAGGCGGCGTGGCTGGATCTGTGGATGCAGGAGCGCAAGGAGCTGCGGGAGTGCATCAAGCTCTGCCACGCGATCGGTGTGGAGGAACGCCAGTTGGCGTTGCAGGAGCAGCAGGCGGATGCGATGTTCACGATCTTGGAGCGGATGATCGACGCTCTGGGGCTGACGGAAGCTCAGCGGCAGCAGGTGCCGCAGTTGATGCCGGAGATCATCCGTACGATCTCGCAGCCGGGATCCGGGGGAATGGTCCATACGCCTGTGCTGTAGCCGCTACAGTCCTCCTTGGTAGCCCGTGCGCCCGTTTCCTCTCATTGACCTCTGGGGGAGCGGGCGTTCTGGTGTCTCCGGACGCACAAGAGCCCCAGTCGGTAGGAACTCGACTGGGGCTCTTGGCTGGGCGTTCCCGGGAGGCTCTGACCCCGCGCGGTGTGATTCCCCTGCTCGGGCACCGCTTGCGGGAGGATCCAGTTGCCTGGTTCCGCCTTGATCCCGGCGAACGCTGCGAGAAACAACGGCCGTCACCGCCAGGTGTCCCGGGAGAGTCCCGAGGAACGAGGCCGTCTCTCGCACGGCACAGCCTAGCCGAGACTAGTTCAACCCTGCGCCGGTGTTGCCCAAGCCCGTCCGGACAGCTCTCGCGGCAGGGCTTGTTGCAGGGCTTCCAGGGCGATTAGTGCCCCTCCAGGCCTTGCGGTATCTACTGTAGCGCAAGGTGAAGTGCTAGGGTCTCCCTATTGCAGCAAAGAGATCGAATGTGCTAGGGTAGATATAGTAGTCACGGACACCACGAAGGAGACCGACGATGCTGGAGCGCATAGCCAACGAATCCTGGGCTTACGCCACCGCCGACCAGCTCTGGGACGGCGAAGTCGCCTACACCGCCCAGGAGATGTGGGAGCGGGAAGCAGCGGAAGCCGAAGCCGAGCTGGAAGCGGCCATTGCCCGCCGCTACGGCGACTGCGGCCGGTCCATCGTCGGCACCGGAGACTACGAGCAGTTGCTCGCCGAGGAATCTCGCGCCACGCTGTACGGCCTCCCGCCCGCCCCCGTGTCTGCCTGGTTCTGATCCACCCCTACCGCCCCAGGAGTCCTCATGACCGGCCGCCCTCCTTTTCCCCCACAGGCCCGCGAAGCCAATCTGCCCATCTGGGCCCGGGAGCTGCTGGACAGCTACCGGACCAAGATCAGCGAACAGACCAAGGAGATCGCCCTGCTCAAGGGAGAGCTGCCCCCGAGCAACGTCCGTGTCCTGGCGAAGATCGGCAACGGGCACACGCCCCTCCCCAAGAACGCCATGGTCAGGTTCGACCAGAGCTGGGGTAGCGTGATGGTCTGTCACGAACTGGACGGCACTCTCCGGATCCAGGGTGACGGCCCCATCAACATCCGACCGGAAGCGTCCAACTGCGTTCACGTCCGGCTGGATTAGAGGCAGGCAGTCTCCCGATATGCCCCCGGTACGCCTACCGGGGGCATATCTGCGTGATAGGGTAGATAACTGGATACACCGCGACCTGACCCGCCATCTGCCAGGAGCACCGTATGAAGATCGATTGCGGCCGTTCGGGCTGCAAGAGCACCTTCGAAACACCCGAGCTGCCGGTCCGCCAGATCGAACAGCTCCTCTACCAGCACGAATGGGTCCGCCGTGGCACCGTGACCGGAGTCCACTACTACTGCCCCAGCCACGACCCCGACAGCCCGGAGCACAGCAAAGCCCGGCGCAAGGAAAAACAGCAGCGGGGACCCCGCCTGAGCAGCGCCTGCCCACCCGGCTGCCGCGACCAGCCCCTCTTCGACCTGATGGGGCACGACGAGACCGGACACCGCACCGCCCGCCGACTCCGGGAACACCTGGTATGGCTGGCCTACGCCGAGGAGTCCGGGGTCACCACCAGTTCACCCCCCGACCGGTGGTCAGATGAGTTCGTCCGCAGCGACACCCCCCTCGCGCTGCTGCTGGAGATGAACGGGACCGACATCCGCCGCATCCCCGGCATCGGACCCAAGAGCCTCCACCGGATCGCCGAAGTCCTCGGCCGCATCGACTGACCGAACCGCCCCCACACGGCCCCACCTGCCCTCACCGCAGGTGGGGCTTTTTCGTGCATTTTGCCGAATGGTAGGGTAGAGCAATAGGGCAGTCGAGGGGGTCAAATGAGTCGCCACCTGCGGTTTCTTGAACTTGCAGCGCGTAATGCAGCCCTGTCTGACTGCCCTTTTAAGCACGGCTCCCTGATCGTACGAGGCGGAGCCATCCTCGCGGGCTCACCCAACAAGCACCGCAACCCCCCGGCGATCAACTACCTCGGATCCTCCGTACACGCTGAAGAGGCCGTCTTACGGCGCACACATGCAGCGGGGGCGACCCTGTACGTTGTCCGCCTCTCCCCGTCGGGCCTGGCCCTCTCCCGTCCCTGCGGACGCTGCTGGACGGCAATAGAGCGGGCAGGCGTGAAGAGCGTCGTCTACTCCACGGCCACCGGGTACGAGGTTGAGCGGACCGCGTCGTACCACCACACCACCCACCTGATTGCCTGCTAGGAGCCCCCGTGTCCCCCTACAAGACGCCCACCGCACCGGAGACCCACCTCACCCTGCTGGGACTGTCAAGAGCCGTCCAGGAGCACTACACGGAGCACCCGGGGCACGGAGCGGAGTGCGCCTGCCTGGACCCGATGATCGCCTCCATAGCCCGCAGCCTGCTGCCCCGGGAGGACGACAACGAGTGGCGTCGGGCGGCTGTTATCAGCCAACGCACGCGGGACGCGGTCGGCCGTGTGTTCGCCGAGATCGGGCGGAGGGTCTGAATGTCCGCTTGGTTACATGCGGGTTTGTCGACAGAGCGGCTAGAACATCTCAGGCTCTGGGCACTGCATTGTGCGGAGCAGTCGCGTGAATACGGAGAGTCACCGGAGGTCTGGGGCGGCTATCTCGACACCGCAGACCGGGTGACGGACCTCCTAGACCTTCGTGCAGGTTGCCGCACTTTGCACCGGTTAGGGAATTGCTCATCCGTGCGCCTAAGGGCTCCGGAGAGTGAGCGAAAAAAGCGGAATGGGTGCTTCTTCCCGCTCTGCTTGATAGCAAACCGGCGAATTCCGCCCGGTCATATTCGGTTCAATTTCAACAATTAGGGAGTGCGCAATGCCACAGTACTCGTACAGGTGTTCTATTCCGGAGTGCCTCGCAGTAGCGGACCTCACGGCCCCCATGAAAGACCGGGAAGCCTGGCAGGGCAAGGCCTGCCCCACCTGCGGAGACGGCACATTGAAGCGGATGTTCACGCCGTACAGCATCGTTAACGTGGGCCTCGGGGACATCATCTAAAGCAGTCCTTGCTGCTGGCTCAACTAAGCAGGTCTAACTTGCGAGTTAGCGCGCAGCTAAAGTATCTTCACCACGTACCGACCGGTAGAAAGCATCGGCCGTAAGCAAAGATTGTTGAAGCACAACAAACAGGACCGAGTGATAGAGTCGGTACCGCAATAGTGTAGAGACATGCGCCACCCGATCCGTGCAAGCCCTCGGAGTGGCACCAACATGGCGAAAACGGACGGAAGGTAGTAGACCGGACTAGATACCGGTACTTCGGCGAAAGCCACCCGTACTGGTCGTTTTGCCATGCGTGCTCGACCGCACGACCCCGCCCACACCCAGGAGCTAGTAAGCGATGCAGACGAACCGCAGCGACAGCAATCAGCTTTCCCCTGACGATCTTTCGTGCCTTGCTACGGGCGAAACCACGTTGCGAGCCGTGGACCGGGCCCGTCCCAGGGACGCCGTGCAGGCCCATTTCGACGGTCTCGTAACCGAGGCGTACAAGAAGTGGACGGACGCGGGGAAGCCTGCGGCCCGACGGGAACGTCCTGCTCTGCGCGTGGACGCGCCCACGCGGGAGATGGCCGAGGAGGTGTGGGCCAAGCTCCGGGCCTCGGCCGTTCACCTAAATGTCGGGATTTCCCTGGATCCGATCCAGCGGATCGCGGAAAACAAGTGGCGCGTGGCGTTCTCGGCGCAGGACAAGCGTAAGCGGACTCCGAAAGCGCGATGATCACTACTAGGGGTCAGGCGGCTCTTCGGAGTAATGTGTCCTTCACAAAGTCTCCATCAGGGGGGACGGTGAACGGCGGGTAGCCGTTTTTGCGCCAGGAGTCGTCTATGCCCGTTTTTACTGCTCTCATGTCCGCTGCCTTCGGAGCGGAAAACCCTTTCAACCTTTCTGTCCGGCTTGGCCGGGTAGATGAAGGGGAGAATGTCCGGGTTCTCCCGGACTGGGTAGTGGAATCGCTGGAGCGCGACATGCAGTTCCAGAAGATCGTTCAGTAGTAGCTGGTCAGACCTGAGGCAGACGGGTTCTGAGGCGCCGGAGAGTGGGGACTCTCCGGCGCCTCTCTATTTGGGGTAGATACAACGTGATACTTGGTAGTAACACCTATCAGTAACCCCCCTCGCACGTTGCACTCGTTGCGTTTCGCTTGAGACGATCGCCACACGAAATCCGTACAACCCTTGACCCGCTTTGCCACACCGTCACACAGCCGGTTCTCACCCAAGCGTGATGCCCGCTTTACCCCGCTTCTCCGCAGCGCTGGCCATACTTAACTGTTTAGACCCGCTGCAAGAGAGGCTGCACGCATGTACTCCTTAGGCCGCAACGTCCGCCACGACCCCCGCTCCCTCGCCTACTCCGTCGGCCCGCTCCCCAAGAGCGCCATCAAGTCCGTCCGGTGGGCCCGCGCCGTCCCCGTCTTCGACCAGGGACAAGTAGGGAGCTGCACAGGCAACGCAGCCGCAGGACTCATCGGCACCGCCTCCGCAGGCCGCGACGGCGCCACCAGCATTCTCGTGACCACCGCACAGGCCGACGCGACCAAGGGCATCTTCAGCGCCGGAACACACGCCGTGGACGAAGACCTCGCCGTCCTCTGCTACACCCTCAACACCATCCTGGACGGGTTCCCCGGGACCTACCCCGCTGCGGACACCGGATCCGACGGCCTCTCCGCCGCCAAGACCCTCCAGCTCCTCGGCCTGGCCGACACGTACTCGCACGCCTTCTCCCTGTCCGCTCTGGACGCCGCACTCCAGTCCGGCCCCGTGATGCTGGGTACGCGGTGGATGACCTCCATGTTCAAGCCGTCCTCCAGCGGTCGTATCCCCGTCTCCCGCACCAGCGGAGTAGCGGGCGGGCATGAGTACGTAATCGATGAGATCGACGTGGAGAACGGCCGGTACTGGATCACGAACTCCTGGGGCAAGGGCTGGGGGCAGCAGGGGCGCGGTTACTTCTTGAAGGCCGACTTGCAGTGGCTGCTGTCCCAGCAGGGAGACGTCACCGTCCCGCACATGCTCGCCCCCGCTGTCCCGCAGCCCGAGCCGGTACCGGCCGTCGACCAGAACGTCCTGGCCGCCTACCGCTCGCTCCAGACCTGGGCCCAGACCAACAAGGTGGCCTAGCACCGTGTACGAGTACACCGCTGTCGTCCGCGACGTCCACGACGGCGACACGATCACCGTAGACATCGACCTAGGTCTCGGGGTCTGGAAGCACGGAGCATCCCTGCGGCTGTACGGCTGCAACGCGCGGGAGCTGAAGGACCCCGGAGGAGCGGAGGCCCGGGACAACCT